ATGATGGCAAACATGGCCCTGCAAATGGCACAGCAGTCTCCTCCGGGAATGTTTAATCTGGAAGAACTTAACAGAACAATTCTTAACGCTGCTAACATGCCTAATGTTGATCAGATACTTCCACCAAAGATTGAACCAAAGCCGCTTGATCCTGTATCTGATATTATGGCTGCTACCAAGGGTATTCCTATTGCGGCATTCCCCGGTCAGAACCATGATGCTCATATTCAGGTTAAAATGGCTTATATGCAAGACCCTGCAAACGGTGCTAATCCTATCATGCAGCGTATTATTCCAATTATTCAAGCAAACGTCCAAGAACATTCTGTAATGAAGTATCAGGAACAGATGAGTGGTGTGGCAGATCAGATGGTACAGCAGAATCCTGAACAGGCTGGTAATCCGGCAGCAGTTGAAATGGTATTGGCAGAGGCAGCAAAACAGGTTCTTAATGCTAATCAGGCTATAGCTATGGCTCAGTCTCCTGAACAGCAACTAGTATCTTTGGAGCAAGCCAAGGTTGAGCTTGAAAAACAAAAACTTCAGTCCGATACTGCAACAAATGCAGCCGAACTCGAATTGAAGAATAAGAAACTTGAGCTTGAAGAAAATGAACAAATTATTGGAATGATGAAAGCAACGGCAACTGATAATCTAAAACGTGATAATGCAGATGCAAATCGTTCCAGTAAAGAAAAAATAAAACAACAGGAACTCATGACCAAAGCAATGATAGAAGAGTTCAAACTAAATAAAGAAGACCAGCGAGAAGTAATGAAAACTATTAAAGATATGTTAGAAAAAGAAACTCAAACAGAATCAGACATCAATACACAGGGTCTTAATGCTCTTGTAGAAATGGCTGTTAAACAACAACAGGAGATGAATAATGATGAAGAAGGGTAAAGGTTATCCCGAACATGTGAAGGATACCAGTAAAACTTTTGGTGATCCCTATGCACAAGGGATTACAGGTGGTCGTACTACTCGTAGTGCGCTTAACGAATGGCCTAAAGAAACATGGGAAACTCCCGAACCAATTAAATCCTCTCGTAAGAGTACCATGTACATCTAGTAATGGACATTTGGGACGAGGTAAAAAAAGAGTATGATAGTGAAATTAATAATTTAAAAGCAGCGTTGGGTAATGGTTCTGCGGAAGACTACTCACACTACAGACAAATTGTTGGTTCTATCACTAGCCTAGAATGGGCCAGAGATAATTTAATAAACATTGTAAAAAAACGTATATATATGGAGGACGAAGACTAAAAATGCAACAAGTAGGTTTAGGTGGCGCACTAAAAAACGATATGTGGATTACTGAGGACGACGCACCCGATCCCAGCCCACTACCCACTATACCGGGCTTCCATGTCTTGGTAAGACCTGTTTCAGTTAAAGGTATTACTAAGGGAGGTATTCTTCTACCAGATTCTACTAAAGAAGATATGTCTTATCTTACTACCGTAGCACAGGTTCTGTCACTGGGAAACTTGGCTTATATGGATAAAGATAAGTTCCCTGCTGGAGCATGGTGTAATGTAGGAGACTACGTATGCTATGGCAAACATGCAGGAACTAAACTTTTCTATAAAGGCATCAGACTTATTCTTCTCTTTGATGATCAAATTGTTATGAAAGTAGAAGACGCTAAAGACCTTGATCCAACCTTTAATTTGGGAAAAAGTTCTAACTGATTTGGGAAAAGTAATATAGTGTGATATAATATTATTAACGTAAATCGTTTGTATCGTAAACAACGGAGAATAAAATGAGTAACGAAAACGACAATTGGGAAACCGTTACAATCCCGGAAGATAGTGAGAGTACACAGGTAGCTTTTGAGATTGAAGAAGATGACGAAGCTATAGTAGTACAAGAAGAGATTAAAGAAGAAGAGCCAAAATTAGAAAACAAGCCTAAAGAAGAAGAACCACCGGAATTACAGGGAATTGAGACTAATGGTGCTGAGAAAAGAATTAGACAGTTAGTTCGTCAACGTAAAGAACGTGAAGAAACAATTGAAGAGCTTATCAGAAAAAACGAAGAACTGGAAAGTAATCTAAAAGTAAAAAGCAGTGAAGTTGATACTATTGCAAATCGCAGTTTAAATGCAAGCGAAAAACAACTAACACAGAATATCGAACTTGCCAGACAAGCTTATATGGAAGCTTTTGATGAGGGAGATAAAGAAAAAGTTCTTAAAGCTCAAGAGATTTTAAATAATGCTCAATCAGATTTAAAGACTGTTCATGCCTACAAAAATAATCTTGCTCAAAAACTAGAAAAAACAGAGAAGGAAGAAGCAGTTACACCACAGCCTACTCAACAGAGACAGAGGGTTACTGATCCAAAAGCAAATGAGTGGGCTGAACGTAATGAATGGTTTGGACAAGATACAGTTAAGACAGCAGCGGCTCTTGCAGTAGATGCTGAATTAAAAGAACAAGGATATGATCCAAATGATGAAGAATTTTATGAAGAAATTGACCAACGGCTTAAAGTGGCCTTTGGTAAAACTTCAGATCGTGTGCAGGAAACTGAGGAAAAAAATAACTCAGTCACGTCACAACCTGCTCAAGTGGTTTCGGGGGCTTCACGCTCGTCTCCGTCCTCAGGAAAAAAAGTCAAACTCTCAAAAGAAGACGTGAGATTGGCTAGTAAATGGGGTATCCCACTTGAACAGTATGCCGCCGAAAAGCTTAAGGTAACTCAGGCTGACGGCGAATATACTAATATAAATATGTAAGCGTGGAGGAAAGAATATGACACGAAATGAAGCACGTACTGAGACAACGAGAGAACAGAATACTAGAGAAGATCAGTGGACCTTTGAAGAGCCTAATGCCCTAAACATTCCAGAAAATGTGCAAGCACGTTTTGATAATGAAGGCATGGCGTTACGTTGGATACGAGTCTCCCTTCAAGGTAAAGATGACATTGCAAATGTTGGTAAGAAATTACAGGCAGGTTGGGTGTTTGTGACTCCAGATGAAGTTCCTGAAATGTCTATCACATCTTTCGTGCGAGATGAAGGCAGGTATCAAGGCTCTGTGTGTCGAGGTGATGTAGCCTTGGTTAAAATGCCAGCCGGTAAAGTGAACGCTCGTAGGAAATTTTATGAGAGTAAGGCCAATGATCAGATGGATGCAGTTAATGCTCAGTTGATGAAAAGTTCTGATTCTCGTATGCCTATTTCCAATACGAGTCGTTCTGTAACAACACGGGGAAGGCAACCATCCTTTCAGGATTAACTTCCCTTAATTAAGGAGATGAAACATGTCTACTACTAAAGCATTTCGTGGTTTCATTCCTGCTCGCAAAAAGAGTGGTGGCTACAACAATGAAGCCGTCACGGATATGATTACGTTGACCTCTACGGGTCAGGCGCAGTCGCCGTCCAACAGCATTTTCACTGGTGATCCGGTTGTTCTTCCGGGTGCAAACTTTGCAACGATCTCACCGTACATTGCTGCAACTCTTAAACCTTCAGGGGTTTTCATGGGTTGTCAGTATGTTGAAAATGGCGAACAGAAATTCTCTCGGTATTGGCCGGGGGGAGTGTCTGCCACGGACATTAAATTCTTTGTAATCACTGATCCAGATCAGACGTATTACATTCAGTCTTCTCTGTCGCTTTCTGCGGCAGAGCTTGCAATTGTCTTAAACTACAATGTAACCGTAAGCTCCACAGCTTCTTCCGGTAACACCAGAACAGGTCAGTCCAGTTACTACCTTGATGGTGCATCTGGTACAGAAGCTTCTGCTGCTGTTCGTGTTATTGGGCGTGCTAAATACCCTGATGAAGCGGAATCGGATATATACCCAATTGTAGAAGTATGGCTTAACCATCATCGTGATCGTTTTGTGACGGCCACGGCGTCAACGGCTTAATAGGAAGGATTTATTATGGCTATTAATAGAGCTAGTATTAGCAAAGAACTCCTTCCCGGTCTTAATGCTGTTTTCGGGATTGAATATGGGGAGGTTAATAACGAACATGAACCTCTTTATGATGTTGAAAATTCTGACAGAGCTTTTGAAGAAGAAGTCCTCTTCACCGGCTTTGGCACTGCGCCCACTAAGGGTGAGGGAGCATCAGTTTCTTATGATGATGCACAGGAAAGTTATACGGCCCGGTACACTGCCGAGACTGTTGCGCTTGCCTTTGCTGTTACGGAAGAAGCTATGGAAGACAACCTGTATGACACGTTTGCGAAGCTACGTGCCAGAGGTCTTGCCCGTGCGATGGCAAATACCAAGCAGGTCAAAGCTGCAAACATCTATAACAATGGTTTCTCTGATACCATTGGTGATGGTGCGGCATTCTTTTCGGCAGCTCATCCGACGATCTCGGATGGGAATCAGTCTAACCTTCTTGGTGCCGCTGATTTGTCCGAAGCAACTCTTGAAACTGCACTTACTGCTATTCAGAAGATCCAAGATGATCGTGGTATTCTGATTGGTGCGAGTGCTGTTTCTCTACATATCCCAGTTGATTACTGGGCAGTTGCAGATCGTGTTCTTTCTAGCCCCGGTAACACTCAGACGAGTGCTGCATCGGCTAATCCGAATACGAATGCAATCAATGCTACCCGTCACATGGGTATGATTCCTGAAGGTTATTTCATTAACCGCCGCTTCACTGATACTGATGCGTGGTTTGTAAAAACGGATGTTCCGAATGGCACGAAAATGTTTATTCGTACTCCGCTTCAGACGAAAATGGAACCTGACTTCGATACCGGCAATCTTCGGTTCAAGGCACGGGAGCGTTATAGCTTTGGTGTTTCGGATTGGCGTGGCTGGTACGGTAGTGCTGGTTAATTACCAAGTGAGGGAGGGTGGTTTCGACCACTCTCTCTTTACTCTTAAAAGGGGAAGAGAATGGCAACTAATATTAAAGTAGCCCAAAATGTAAGCAGTGATGGTGCAATTATAACGGGCTTCCGTTATATAGATACTAATCTTACATTGGGTGATGAAGGCACAGGCAGCAGTCCTACGCCATCAACTACTCGTATCATGGCAATGCATGTATACTCCACTATTGTTGGAGATATTATTATTAAAGGTACAAAGCAGATTACAAACAAGACTGCCGTAGGTACTGCGATTAGATGGCGTGTTGCTGCACTTGATTCACAGGATACTTATATTGGAGATATGGGCGTAGGTGTACATGGGATTGTAAGTCTTGCAACCTCTGGCGCAGCAGCAATGGCACCAACTATTACACTATATGTTGGCTAGTCATGTCTGACTACGCATATCTAAAAACAGATTTAATTAACACAACTGAGAATGACTCCACGGAATTTGCTGTTCAAGTTCCGTTTTTCATCAACAAAGCTGAACTACGTATTACCAAAGATATTGACGATGTTGGCTTAGATGAATATGTTAATGTTTCAGTTTCAGCAGGGAACGCAGGTGCTGTTCCGCTGAATGATCGTGTACGCATTGTACGCAACGTAAATTATAAAGACAGTGCAGGAGCGGCTGTTACTAACCTTCTGCAAAGAACTGTCGAATATGTAAATGATTACTGGCCTGTAAGCGCATCCACAGGCACACCAAGATACTATTCAAGACGTACTAATTCCAGTATTAAGATAGTACCGACTCCAGATTCAGCATCCATTGTTGAAATACAAACAGCATCACAACCCCTTGCATTGGCATCGGCAACAGGCACAAGTGTTACGACAAGTAACTACTTCAGTGAATACTGTTACGATGCCTTATTTTATGGTTCTCTTATAGAAGCCACAATGTATATGAAGGATTTTCAAACACTCCCCATATGGCAAGCAGAATACCAAAATTCAATTCAAACATTGCGTAATCAGGCCAGACGCACCAGACAGGATGATATGGAAGTTGCGGCTTCCCCTGCCGGTGGTCCTGACACTATTACTCAAGCAGGATCATAGGAGAATAGCATGAATGACCAAGAAAGAAAACCTTTTAAAAATAAGAAGCCAGATCTTCTTACAAGACTTACAAATATCTTACCTAAGTCGGCGGCAGCAACCACCGCAGAAGCTTTAATAAAAAAAGAAAAAGAAAAAAAAGCTTTAGAAAAAAGGGATAAAGATGTGGGTTATGGAACTGTAGCTCTTAAACATGGTTCGGCTGGCAAGGGTGGAACCTATTCACCAACAAAAGAAGAAAAGGAATCAGAATTTCTTGATTCGTTAAAACCCAAAACACCTCCTAAACCCAAACCTAAACCCAAAGAAGAAAAGAAAATGGGCGGTGGTAAAGTTTATAAACGTAAGGCTGGTGGCGGGGTGAAAACTGGTAAAGTTATAAAAACTAATATGACAGGTGAACAACTTGTAGCTGCCTGTTATGGCAACAAATCGGTCTAGTATAGGAAAACAAATTACTCGCCCCGGTAAGAAAAAAGTTAAGAAAGTAATGGGCGAGTATAAGAGGAGAAAACTTAAACTTCCCTCTGGTAAAAAAGTTAAGAATAGAAAACAAGCAGTTGCCATCGCACTTAGCGAGGCACG